CCTGTTGAAGTTGTGGGGCCATTCCCAATACTTGTTGCTGTCTAGCACGTTCAGCACCATAGTCACGATATGCAATGTCAGCCGCAACGTCACCCATAGCGCGAGTTGCAACATCCGCAGCTAAACCAGAACCAAGTCTGCCTCGTTGTGCTGCCATCGTTGTTGCTCTTGCTTGCACGGGGTCTAGGGCTCTGTTGATGGCTTCACTTAACCCAGGACTACCCCCAAGGAATGTACCACCAAGTACGTCTGTTGCGTATTGCTGGGCAGCCGTTCCAACGGGAGTGCCAGCTAGAGCCTGTTGCTCTCTCATGCGCAACGCTTGTTCTGTCTGCGGTGAAAAGCCAACAACTGTCTCGCCAGGATAATACTGCTGTGGGCCTTGCTGATATTGACGCAGAGCCTCGCTCATACCATATTGCAGGAATGGTTCTGCAAATGGTGCGGGGGCTGTGCGTGTAATTGTTTCGCTTACACCTGCTGGTTCTGCCATAATCTTATCCTCAAGTTTTCCCTATAATACACAATAAAAAAATATAAATAAACCACTAGCCTATAACTACATAGCCAACAACTAAATTGTGACCATGATTTTGATGACCTGCAACAAAACTACCATTTGCACGACTTGATACGAACGGATGTATATGTGAAATATCATTACCTAAACCCGTAAAAAGTATAATGCTATTTGCACCGACACGTTTGTCTGTAACATTGGTGGTAGTTGTACCAGATGAAACTGTAAAACTACCTGTACTGTTTAACTTACCTTCGACACAGTTGTTTACCACCTCGGATATTTCACGAGGTGCGCCGCCCTGATATGGTAGTTTTCTATACTGATTGCTCATCTACGCCCCAATGCTGTAGCGTCAATGTCTATACCCTGCGCCCTACTCCAATCACCAGAAAGATTTACTCTAACCTTGTGATAGCGACCATTAGAGCGCACAGGTATGAAGTTATCAGCGTTTAAACTAGAACTAGAACCAAATGATGATGAATCTACCTGCCGAGTGCGCGAAGCAATCTGAGCCGTAACTGTTCCAGTCGAGTCAGAGCCAGTTGTAACGTAGGGGATAATATTTCGTACAAGGCTAACACTGCCCTTCTTAACTTCAAACTCGCCCGTTTCAATAATCGCCGCAAGCGTGTCGCCTGTGAATGTCTGGATTTTTTTATCTTTCGCGGCTGCAAAAATAAACTGACCCCCAATAAAACTAGGGCTATCAAGTGAAGCAGGTAAAGCATCCAAAGAACTGTTAATATTATCAAGTCCTTCAAGAGTATAAGTAGCAGAGTAAAGAGGTGATAAAGCCGTGACATTGGCTTCTGCCGTAGACCATCTATCCAAGACATAATTATAGATAATGAGTTTGTCTGCACTTCCGTCAGAAGAGTTTGTGCTTGGATAAGACCAGATAATAATTTGGTTTTTAGGGTCTGCACTTGCAGAAACATTTTGAGGATACGCTGAATTAAAGTCATTATAAAAAAACCTATCTACTTTCTCTGCCCCGATACCTTTTGATGTTTGACCATTAAACATATAAAAACCATCGTCAGAAAGGTAAAATACAAAGTGACCAACATTTGCCACTGAACCTGGAACTTTACACCCTCTTCTTGTTTCAACATTATCAAACTGAAAGACTAATGGTGAGCCTATATAAGAAGCACGAACAATTCCCTTTTCCATAAGTATAGTCGCATACTCACCGCCAACAAGACCTGTTATAGAACCCATGTCCATAATGTCTTGAAAATCAGCTTGTGTTGTAGCACTTACCGCCCAGCTTGTTGCATCACCAATACCAGACCATCTTGCCCTATATGGCTTTACACCATCAGATGAATCGCTTGTAAAGGCGGTCATAACAAAGTCACGCACAACAGCTATATATTTAGCCTTTGGTGCATCAGCACTTAAATCAGAAAACAAGCCAGCAGCAGAAGCAGTAATCTTTTGTATTGGGTCAGTAAAGTTAGTAGCAACAACAGTTTCACCAAACTGCACAAAATTTGTTACGTCTGTTGAGGCTGTAGTGTAATTACCAGACTTACTTACATTTGTGAGTGCCTTGGTTGACGGAACATATTTATATAGTTTTGCTCTGTCTGCAACGTATATTGTGTCTGTTCCATCATCATTAGATGCAGCAAACATACCAACAATATCACCATCAGCAGCATCACTAATTGATGCCAAATCATTAAACGGAGAGTAACCATCTAAGGATGGAATGACGTTATTTGCAGAAGTAACACCAGAATTATTAAAATCTGATTGGTCAGGTAAAAACTCGCCAAATCTAATCATTGTCTATACCAAACCTCACTACCTTGACTTACATTTGTCCAAACTTCTGAGCCAGCAGCTACCTCACTCCATGCCTCACTGCCCTCAGATACAACACTCCACACCTCTCCATCTTCAGTTGTTTCAGTCCACGTTTCTGTTCCTTCAGTAACAATAGACCAAAGCTCCCCAAGTATTTCACCTGTCAGTGTACTTGTTATAACACAACTAACTGAACCAGCACCACTAGCTGTAAACTGCATAACACCATCAGCAGTCATAGCCATGCTTACAGAACCATCTGCAATAAGTATTGTATTCACATCAGATGTAGCACTTACAGAAACACCAACGCTACTGCTTGCAATAGAAACTCTAATAGCACTGCTGGACTCAGTAATTGCAACATTCACCGAAGCGTTCATAGCCACAATAAACTGAGCTATGGCAGCAACACTAGCTGCGCCAGTTACAGACGCATCAACAGACTGTATTCGTATGCCTTCAGCCGTAACTGTAAATGCAGCCGCTACAGCACTCGCAACCTGTTTAACAATTTCTGCATCAACAGACTCATTAATTGCTATGTCAACAGAAGATGCTGCATCCTTTACAATTTCTGCGTCACCAACAACCGCAACGCTAGTGTCAACTGCACCACTAACCTGACGCACGGGGATAGCAACACCTGCAACTGTAATCGTTGTTGCAGAAGCACCATCAAAAACAAATGTAACTTGATTTTCAGATGTAGTTGATACTGAAGCTGACACAGAAGATGCAGCCTCAAAAAGATTGAGATTATCTAAATCTTCTAGAGAACCAAAACCATCAAGGGCATCTATAGTACCCCAGTTGTCTAGCTGCTCCAGTGTTGGGCCGAGTATCTCAGCCATTGGACTAAGCCGCAGTTACGTCTAGGTCGCCAGCAGCAATCCGTAGAATGTCACCTGTGGCAATCGTCTTACTTGATGAAAAAGCACCATGTATCAAAAGATTGCCAGAACTAGAGGCATCAAAGATTCCAAAATGGCTTACTGCACCCCAGCTACCAGTAGCAGCAGGAAACTCAATAGCAGAAGTGTTGTCGGTTGTTCCGCCAGAGGCAGCATCAAAAGCCGCAGACTTTCTCGTATAACCACTGCCAGATAACTCAGTACCACTATTATCATCACCAAAAGAACCAGTAGAAAGACCAATGTAAACAGTAGATGGTGCAGAATATGCACCTGTTCCTAGTATGTGGTCAAGGATTTCGTTTTCGAGATAATCACTCATTGCGCTCATGTCAATTCTCCGTAATCAGATTTCATAAATAAACCAGAGCCAGCATGTTGACCCTTTTCTTCTTCACGTTTTAACTCTTCCATTGAGCGTGTAAAGAGACTGTCGTACATCTGTGTTTTCTGGTCATCCATCAAATACACACTTGCAGCCGACAATGCACCATACAAGTACAAATCAGGGTGGCGAGTTAAAATCGTATTTGTCGTATTACTATCCGACAAATCTGGCACACCTTCCATATACACAATTTCTGCTGTGTATCCGCTATCGGGCGTAGGTGCAAACTTTATCTCTCCACCAATAATAGTATAAGCACGAGGCTTTCCAGAACCACCGCTTGAGTATAACTCATTTATTTTTTGAGGTGTATAATACTCAAGAACCTCCGTAGGGGTTGTGTTTAGCTTCACCATTCTTATGGAACGCAAATCCGTGGGCAATGAAACAAATGCATCACCACCTGTTAGCGTAGCTGTTGCACGTTTCTCCTGTGAACGTGTTTCCAACTCCCTACCCATACGAGCCTCTGCCATACTAATAAATTCAGGTATTCTGTCTGTCAGGTCAGAACGTGCTAAAAAATTAGCAACAGCCGTTTTTAGTTCTGCAAAGGTTGTAATAGCCATTATACGTTACCACCACTTGTTCTAAAGAACCTGTTCTCATAATCATTCATCCACTTTTTCCAAGCGTTAGGATTATGCTTTGGCTCACCAAACTTCTGTACTAGCTCATAATAAAGAGCCGTTGGTATTTCTGCAACCTTCTGTTGATGTCTTTGTGTATCTCCAATCAAAGAACCAGAACGATATGCATTAGCCTCTTCTTTGTTACGTTTTAAAAGTGCATCAACATTTTGCGATGTCTCGTAAACAAAGCCGCCACTAGGATTATCGTGTACCCACGTTTCCTTACCAGTGACAGCATCCCTTTTAAGCAATCTCTTAGACAAACTTTTCTCCCAAAGTATCAGGGGAGAGACTAAGCTCTCCCCCTAATAACTTATGACAAGTTATAAACAGCACCATGTGCTTTAGGCGCAGATACTTTCAAAGACCATTCTGTGATGATTTCGAACTTATCAGCATCGCCTGTTTTAGCGAGGTCTGTTACTGCAAAGTTACGACCAGGAAGTGTGCAAATAGAAGCATAGTCACTGTCCAAGAGGTAAACCCTGTCGGATGGTGTGAATCTATCGATAACAACATCAAGCTGACCGAAGTCACTCAGGTAAAGTGAAACCGACCCAACCATTGCTGCTTCACGAGGAGCAGTATAGTTGATTTGGTTTGTGGTCACTGAACCAGAGTTCAAGTCACTGAAGGCAACTTTTTTCGCAGGTGAAACAACCAAAAGGTTTGGCTGACCACCATCTTCATATGCAGCTTGCATAGCAGCATCAATCATAGCGAGTGTCATTGTGCGGTCAGTACCATCGTCAGATGGGACATGCGTACCAAGACCAACACCTGCATTAAAGGCAGTTTCGTCAGAAGCAATGGATACGTTTGTAATCCAGCTTGAGAGTGTACCAGCCTTACGAGGGTCAGATGCAGAACGAGCCTGTGCAGTTGCAACAGACTTTTCAATGTCACGGCGAAGCTCAAGACCTTTCAGAACTTTCTGATAGGCTGTCTCTTTGTCGCGTCCCGCCTTATCAACAGCGTCCAGCGTTCCAGAAATTGCAGCATCTTTCTGTGAAATCTGCATGTAGTTTCCAAGACGAACAGTTGGGGTTGGTGTGTCGTAAGTAGCGTCAGCACCTTCGTTTTGATAATTGTTAGAAGCAGCCGCAGCGAGTTCCTGTACTTGCCATTCAACAAATACGCCATTTCCTGTCTCTTTGCGGAGAGCAGAAAAAATTGGGGTCTCGTCAGGGTCGATTCGAGTTATAACGTCAGCAAGGTCTTCACGCTCACCAACGGCAGTAGTAGTAGTATGTGTAGCCATAATATTTACCTATTTCTTTCCAAAAGATAATCCACAGCAGCATCTCTGCTGCCACTTTTCTTCAGGCGGTCAAAAGCCTGTGTTTTACGTTTTGCAGTCACTTCGGACTTAGGGGTAGGCTTGCCAGACTTGGTTACTTTCGGTGCTTTTCTTACCTTCTTCTGAGCCGCTGGAGCTTTAGCCATCAACTCATCATAAAGATATGCTTTGCGGAGTGTCTCAATAGCACGACTATCAGAGGCGGTTTGGAGTTCTTGCTCAGTAAAACCAATACGCTGTGCATACTGTATTACGTTTTGCTTTTCCCTCGTAGCTACTTCTTCGTCACGCCACTCTGGAATACGCTCTAGTAAACGCTGTTGCTCTTGCGCGAGATGCTGCTGATGCGCTTGCATCATTTCTTGCTGCTTCTCTTGCTGTACCCGCATCTGCTCTTGCTGAACCTTTGCAAGATTATCTTTGCGGTCACGAACTCCATCACGTTGCTTTACATATTCCAACGGGTCTTCCGCATAGAGCTTTTCCCAATACTCTTGAGTAGGCTCTTGCACTGTAAGCTGCTGAGACAAGACATTCAAAGCCTGTTCGTACTGCTCACGCTGTTGCGCGATAACTTGGCGTTCAGCTTCAGCTTGCTTTCGCTCACTTGCAGCTTCCTGCATTCGTTTTTGCGCGGCCTGTTCAAGTTGATAGTTCTTGATAAGTTCGTCTGTTGTGACGTTCTTTTCCTCACCATCAATTTTAACAGTGTAATACTCTTCTACGTCATCAGATTCTTCAGAGGCCTCCAAGGGTTGCTCATCTTCATCTTCAGTAGCTTCGTATTCGACATCAGTTTCTTCAGTCTCTTCTTCAGATAGCTCTACAGCGTCATCAGATTCTACTTCTTCTACTAATGCTGCTTCCGCTTCAACTTCCGTTTCTGCTTCAGCTACAGGCTC